TACCATGTCTGTTGTTATACCTTGGTATCGTATTCTACAGCTTTGTAAAGTTTTTCCACAAACATCTAATCTTTCCCAATAACGAGGGTATAGATCGGGAGCATATCCGCTATTAGGTAAAACTGCAATATAAAATCTATGTCCGCTTTGAGTTCCATATTTTTCAGATTCTATAGTTTCTACTTGCCTAACTTGATCTCCTATAGAATAGTTAGTAGAAGAGTTATAGACGGGAATAGATGTTTGAGAAATATCTACTTCTATTAACTTATCGTCTTTATCAAACCATCTTGAGCTACTACTCATAGGATACGTACACCCCCCTCTCCCTTGTAGTGCTCCTTGATACTCCCACGCACAATACCTTCCTACAGATACTCTATTTGGTAAATTTAATCCTTCTAAATCTGCAGGGCTTATAAGGTCGAATTGAACAAAAATATTATTATCAGAAGCAAGTCTTTCTAAATAATATGCTGAAGTAGGATATTCTACGGGTAAAGAAGGACTATCGCCTACTCTAGAGGTGTATTTCATCAAAGTTGTTCTGTAAGTTAGTTTTGCTAAAAGAAGGTCATCCATATCTATTATACCTTCATCTTGCAACATTTGACGAAGAGTTAGCTCGTCATCAACACCATCACTATTTTCTCCTGCAGTTATAGAATCTGTTATTCTTGCTAAGTATGCAATATTTGCTATCTGTAATTTTGGTCTATTCTGTGCTCCACTAGACTCCGTACTAACTCCTGTTATTTCAATAGGCATTGCTAAATATTCATTTAAAGTTGAGCCATTTTTGCTAGAAAAATAAATATTATCTCCTGCGGTGCCTGTTTCATAGTCTAAGCCATTATGAAAGTAAAAAGTCGTAGCAGAATTTGGTAAAGTAAGCTCAAAAAGTTCTATAAAAGAGTCACCTATCTCCTGTTCTTGTACAGATTTTATAGCAAGATACGGATCATCTTGTACCAGCAACTCAGTAGTAGATATAAGTGTTGCTGTTCCCCCTGTTGTCGGGGGAGTAGATGCACCACTTGCTTGAAACTGAGGAGTAGTATTATAATGATAAAGCTGTAAATAATAAGTACCTGTAGGACAGCTTGTAGTTGTTTCTAAAGTAAAATTATCCCTATTTTGAGGGGCAGATAAAATTCCAGCCTTTGAAGTAAAATAGCCTGTAGGAACAGAAGTTGTTCCTGCAGAGTCTGTTGTAATTTTCCAATAAAAATCTACATTTAATGCAGGATTAAATAAGTCATAAGCAAATCCATCGGGATTTACACCATCAAGATATGGATTTAAAGTGGCCGGCATATTTAAAGTTAAATTTGCCGTTCCTCCAGGCCCGATCCTATCAGGAACACCTGAAAAATAAATGTTATTTGGAAGAATCAGTATTCTTAAAGAGAACTGCGCTGGGTATGGCGGATTTGACATACCAAAATCTGTATAAAAATACCACCTAGCATAATGATCAGTATTATCTGTTGCTGTTAGACTCCAAGTTGTATTTAAACTCGGACTTCCTGACGTGGGGTCAGGGTCATTCATAGTGCTGTCGTTATTCGGACTTCCTATGTAACGTATTTCATTGGCATTAGACTCAGTACCGGTATACTCAGTATTAACATTGATAGTATCTCCTACTTTAATAATCGCAGTAAAATTTCCTGCATGATCAGGAGTATTAACAGAGTAACCTTGGGAATCCAAGTCAAAGTAGTAGTTAAACGTACTCATGGGGTGTAAGTTCTCTTAAAGTTAGCTGAAAGACTATGATACTGCTCATACATATAGTTAATACTATAGCTTTCACATATTACAGTTATTGTCTCTGTCTCGTCCTTGTTTGGAACAAATATCTCAATATTTTTTGCAGCCATTTCGTCTAAAAATGCTGCTAACAAATTTATTTCTGACGCTTCTCTATTTTTAAATTGTGCGGTAAATTTGTCATCTTTTGGATTTACGCCATCAATAATTCTTTGGTCATATCCATCTCCAAAATTAGCTACTAATACTCGATGTTTTACATTTCGAGTAAACCCACGATCAAATGTAATAAACTGATCTGTGCTTGGAGTGCCTACAGAAATACTATCAGCAGGAATCTTTAAAACAAATTTAGTTCCTGACGCCGTTGCAGCAGCACCCGCAACAACTGTCCACGCAGGAATAGAGGAATTATAAATATAAGTAATTCCTCCAGAGACAAAAGTATCTCCATTACTTGGGCTATCTGGAAAATTGACTGCCATTCATATACTCCTATTAATGTAAGTCTACCCAACTTCCATTTGCATACCCTTGAAATTTATGAGTAGTTGAATTATATATTAAGTCACCATTTTGAGCAGTAAGAGCATTCCTATTAGTAGTAGTATAATTAGCTGCTTGATATGCCGGAGTTGATGTATAAATTGTTCCTGCCATTGCAGAATGGTTTTCACAAACATAATATAGTGTATCTGGTGCATTCATTGGCACTTCATAAATTAAAATGTCACGAGTAGCTCCATTGTTTGTTACGCCGTCTGAGCTCCCTAAAACATTTGCTGCATCGTAAGCTCCTGAAGTACTTTGAAGCCAAAATGGATGACCGTTGTTAAATCCAAAATTTTGAAATTGAACCCAAGCTTCTACAGGTTGATAATTACCACTATTAGTAGGAATATCTTGTGCAAAGTTTTCTTCAACACCTAAAACTACAACCATTCTATAAGTAGAAGTTGTTGTAAATTGATAGCTCTTGTTTGTTCCCCCTGAATTGGAACCAAAAGATACGCCTTCTGAGTTTCCAACACCAAAATTAGTCCACCCTTGATAATAAGTGCCTGAAACAGTATCTAAAAACCAAACTTGCCAACGAGCATCTTTAGACGCAGTATTTTCATGATATGAAGTAACTGTGTAGTCTAAAATTTGTCCTGATAGTACACTGAAAGAATCAGAGTAAGACCAAGATTTTCTATAATAGTTATTTGACAATAAATAGTTTGTATTTGAATAAAGTTTTACAGAATCAGTAACAGTTCCATTACTAGCAGTAAATACTGTAACATTATTACTTCCACCTTCATACTGAGAATCTGTACGAGAGGCTGCAGGCATTGTGTGCCCATCAATAGCGTCTGAAGCAGTTACATAGTTTGAACTTGCATGATTCCAGCCCATAGTAACAGTGCTACTTCCAAAATCAAAATTGTATGTTTGCCCTCTTTGTAAATAAAGAGTAGGATTACTCGTAGCAGAAGAAAAGCCTGCTCCATCAAAATTAAAGGCAGTAGAACCACTAGGTACTACATCGAATTCAATATTTGTACCAGAAGGTCCTTGGGGCCCAGTTGGGCCAGCTGCTCCTGTAGGACCCGCGGGTCCAACTACAGAACCTGCATTAACAGTGGTACTATCGACAAGTGTAAGAACTAAATCATCATTTGAATCTACAGTTGCAGAAGAAATACCTCTGTTTCCGTCCCCCCTCAAGTCTCCTGTACTAAATCCTATTCCATCATTTGAAGTAAATGCTACGATTCCTGTGGAAGCAGTATAAGTTCCCCCCGTAAATCCCGAGCCTGTAGCACCTTGAGGTCCAGTAGGTCCAGTAGGTCCAGTAGGTCCTTGTGATCCGGTTGGTCCAGTAGGTCCAATTGCTCCAGTAGGTCCAGTTGCTCCAGTAGGTCCAACTACTGCCCCCGCATTAACAGTGCTATTATCTGCAAGAGTAAGTATTAAATCATCATTTGAATCTACAGTTGCAGAAGAAATATGCGGTGCTAAAGCCTAGTCCATCATTTGACCCAAAAGAAACAACTCCTGTTGTCGCATCGTAGCTTCCACCTGTAAACCCAAGTCCATCGGCTCCGTCTGCTCCTTGCGGGCCTACTGGCCCGGCCACTCCAGTGGGCCCAGCGGGTCCAGCGGGTCCTTGTGGTCCAGTTGTTCCAATAGGTCCGGTAGGCCCTTGAGGTCCTGTTGCACCTTGAGGGCCTTCGTCTCCTTGAGCTCCTTGGGGCCCTTGCGGTCCGGCGGGTCCGGTAGGTCCAGCGGGTCCAGTAACTCCGATAGATCCAGCAGGTCCGGCAGGTCCCGTTGGTCCATCTGCTCCAACATCTCCTTGTGGTCCAGTAGGCCCAGCAGGTCCGGCAGGCCCTTGGGCTCCAGTATCTCCTTGATCGCCTTTAACACCTTGTGGTCCAGCAGGTCCAGCAGGTCCAGTAGCTCCTATACCCCCAGTGGGTCCAGTTGGTCCGGCAGGTCCGGTTGGTCCGGCAGCTCCTGTGTCTCCTTGAGGGCCAGCAGGTCCTTGAGGGCCAATACCGCCTTGCGGTCCAGCATCTCCCTGGTCTCCTTTAACGCCTTGAGGGCCGGCAGGTCCAGTTGATCCAATAGGTCCAGTAGGTCCAACTCCTCCAATGGGTCCGGCGGGTCCAGCAGGTCCTTGAGG